CTGATGCCTCTGTGTCATAGATCTCTGCATGCTGACCTTCGTAGCGATTGTATTCCATACCGAAAAGAGCGTTAAGACCTGGCTCAAGCTCTTTCGCGAGTTGTGCGCGACTAATAGCCATGACTCAGTCTCCTTACGATACAGTCGCTTCAGCCGAACCGGCCAGAAGCGCATGGTTGTTGAACATCACAATCAGCGGAATACCGGCAGCAGTGAAGTCAGCGTTGTCCGGATCATCCAAGAAACCAACAATCTTTAGCGGATGCGAAAGATCGGAAGCATCTACAGTTGATACATCAAGCTGTGCTGTCGAAATACCGGTGGTTGTGTCGCCATCTGCTGCGCCCTTGCTGGACTCAGCCGAGAACTCTGCGCCCTCGAAGATGGTGGCGATTGCACCAGCTTTGTTGGTAAGACTAGCGTCCGAACAGATGATGAACCGCTGCATCGGATTGTCATACACATTCGCAATGATGTCGAAATTTGTGTCTGCACTCCCCGATCCGGGCCAAGTGTTCGAAAACTTTTTCTTACCGGTGGTTGCGTCTACATACTCGCAGCCAGCAAATACACCAACGAATTTCAAAGTGTCACCGGAAGCAGAACTGGAGACGGCGACTGTGCCGTCGTTAGTTGCGATAACCGGAGAACCTTGAAAAATCGCGCTTGCATCTGACTTTATGCGATATGCATTAAAACCTTGGGTAGCTGGGGTGCTACCTGCGGTATTGATCGGCTTTAAGCCGAAGCCAACATTAGTGTTAGCCATTTGCCTACCTCACAAGTTACTCGGAGGGTTTGCCCCCGAAAGTTACACGACTTTGCCTATCGCTATGTATAGGCATTGAGGGATGCTGTTCCCTCATAAGGTTTTCATCAACGGCTTTCATTTGGTTGCGGGTCTGGTCCCGGTAGTATTCAGTTCTTTCCTCGACCGTTTCTTCAGGTATCCGGCACAGCATCAAGCCGCCGACACCGATAACACCTGCATTCTTCCCCTCTTCAATGACCGGATAGTTCTCCGCGAGATCAGGATATTCATCCGCCCTGACTGGCTCCCAGCCCTCACGCATCTTGGCGTGCACGTTCGTTTTGTCATCCTCCCCCCTAAGAGCGGTTCTGACCCAACGATGCTGAAACCCAGCCGGAGCCTCGGGAGCTTCCAGCTTTGATGGGGGTGCCCAAGGCTTACGCCTTTGGGTCTTTGCGCGACTTGTAGCTTCGCGTGACTTTCTATCGGCCATGTCTTACTATTTCGCGTATTCTTCAAGCGGAACATTCAACCGTTTCGCAATCGCAATCTGCGAAGGTGTCAGTTTGACCGTCCTGCGCCCCTTACCTGCCGACGATCTTGACGCCGTGGACTCAGCAGAAGCGACTCTGGGTCCAGTGTCTCTCTTTGTTTCTGCGAACTCTTGCGGAAACTTCGAGCGAACACGCTTATCAAGCTCACTATAGTAGTCATCCGAAGTGGGGTCAAACCCATCTTCTTCGACAAGTTGCCTATGAATACCAAAAGCGGCATATGTCATCGCCTGATCGGAGCCAAACCACTCGTTCTTCTCTGCCCAAGCCTCTGCTTTCGGGTCAGGAGCGGATGGGGCAGGCTGACCTGGAGCCTGCGAAGCTTCGGGTTGTTGCTCCGGTTGAGCTTTGCGCTCTTCGTTTCGACGATTTGCCTCTTCGTATCGTGCCTTTTCAAGAGCAATCCTACTGATCTTCTCCTGCGCCGCGAACATGGCGTCCGCGTCACCCTCTTCGTAGGCTTTCTTGTACTCTTCTTTGGCAGCGGCGGCGTCGGACTCTACTCTGTTGCCAAACTCGCCAACATACGCCTGATCCACCTTGTCCAGACGCGCACGAAGCTCTTCATTCTGCTTCTTGACCGCTTCAGCGTACTCAATAGCCGCCTGCCGCTGGCGCTCCTCTTCACGATACTTGCTCGTAATCTTTGAAATGCGACGTTTTACGGACTCTGAGTATTGCTCCAACTCATCGTCGTCAGACTTTTCAGCCTCTTGTTCGGGGGCTTCGGCTTCTGGCGCTTCCTCCAATGTTTCACGTGAAACATTTTCGGGGGCTTCGGCTTCTGGAACCTCGACCACCTCTACTTCTTGCGTCTCTTCCTTCTCGGCGACGTTGTTTTGCATACTAAGCTCCGTATGTCTTGATATCGTCTGGATCGACGATTGTTGCAATGACCTCATCGTCATTGATTATGCGGACTTCTCCGCCTTCGATCTGAAAACGTGATCCTGCGTAGCGACCGATACAAACCCAGTCACCCTCTTTGCACCACGGCTCAGAACCCGGTCCAAACTTGTCCGGATCCTGATAAGCAAGCGGTCCAAGCTTGACCACATAGGCCACCACGGTGGCCCGTGCTTCTCGGTCTTTGGCTTGATCAGGAACGTACACGCCACCTTCCGTCTGCGACTTACCTTGATAGGGCATGACAAGAATCCGCCAGCCGGTAGGCTGCGGGACTCGTTCTGTCGCTGGTTTCTTGGAGGCTTCTTCTTCAGCTTTT